ATGGCGGAAAATCGTGTTGAGGCCAACGCCCATAATGCGGGCGGTTGCCCGGCATCCAACGCCATTCATGGCCATATCAATGATTTTCTGGTGCGTACCGGGTTGAGAAGCGGTGTAAGTGAACTGCAGTTGCCATGTTTTACGGCAGTGAGAGCAGAGATAGCGCTGATGTCCGGCGGTGCTTTTGCCGTTACGCACCACCCCGTCAGTAGCTGAACAGGAGGGACAGCTGATAGAAACAGAAGCCACTGGAGCACCTCAAAAACACCATCATACACTAAATCAGTAAGTTGGCAGCATCACCAGTGGTCCGAACAGAGAATACCTATGGATTCTGGCAAGGACCCAAACTATTCCAGATAATGTAAAAGCAGACTATGTGCGTACCGCTCAAAAGTTGGGATTCAATGTCAATGAACTATTATGGGTTAAACAATAAAATCCCCACCCGAAATGATACTTATTAGAAAAAAACCAGCCTTTGGGGAGGCTGGCTAAATCAGGAAACAAGCTGTTATATGATAATAACTACGTTGCGATTCCAACATTTAAAATGTTAGACTAATGAAAATCAGACAGCAACTTTTCCTTTAATTATTTCGAACAATCAGCATCCATCTCCAATCGGAGATCCAACACCATCAGCATGCCCTCCACTACGCCCTCAGCTTTCTGGAGCATCCTGCCAACCCAACAATCAGATCGCCCATGCTTATGTGCAAGCGCCATAAAAGTCATGCCGCCGACATAATAGTCCACCAATAAATCATGTAAATCGCTGTTGTTTTTTTTCAGGCGAGCCATACATTCACAAATGATCATCGCGTCATCGTCACAGCATTGCGGACGAGATCTTACTTTTGAAGGAATTAATCCCTTAAAACCGGCGGCAATGGACGACCAGGTCACATCTTCATGATTATTAGCCGCCCATGCCCCCCAACGCTCAAGAACCATCTGAATATCACGCATCAACTTACTCCACAAAATTAGGCCAGCACACCAATTGCCAGCGCGCGATCGATAAATCGAAAAATCAGCTCCAGTTGGGAGCCATACTTCTCTTCAAATGCCACGGTATCCGTATGCAACTCGTCGTGATGCTTTCTGCACAAAGGCAAAACAAAGAGATCATGTGCTTTGGTTCCCATTCCGCCCTGCCCGTGACCAATCAGATGATGCGGATCGTCGGCTGGCATACCGCAGCAAGCACACGGCTGTGTCTTAACCCAGCGTGTGTATTTCTCCTTAACCCACCGGTGACGTTTAGGCAGCTTCATGAAAGATTCCGGAGACTCTGGATCAACGGTGATGCTTACCACCGTCTTTTCCTGTGATGGGTTTTGTTGCTGGTGGGCGTGAGGCAACGGTGCAAGATTTTTTGTGCGCTGTTTCAATATGCTGGTGGCGGTCTGCTCTCCCGGTACGATGTCGCTTTCGCGGTACACCGAGCAGATTTTTTCCGCTGGTAATCCCAGCGAGCGACGTAATACCGCTTCCGGTAGCGCGTCCGCCAGCTGATTGCGGACCGCCCACCAGGATAATTCAGCCAGAGATAATTCACGCTCCTGCGTACCGCTTATTGCGTGACCGATGACGTCAATCATCCATGCTGACAGGTTTTGATGAGCAGTTGCTCGAGTGATTCGGATGTCTGGTCACGCAGCTGGTTGTCGCAGTGCCAGCACAACACCATTGCGCCGGTACCATATCGGTGAATAACGGTTTCGCTGTGATGATAATCGCCGTGTGGCCACTGGCAGGATTTAATATGGCGCAACAGCCAGTCAGACAATGCACCAGCACCACCAGCAGCACGAATTACCCGTGCGTTACTGAAAAACGGCAGCAATGTTTTGTCCTCCGCCAGCGGCTGGCGAACGGCAGGAACGACCCCGGACGGCAGATTACGCATGCTTTTCGGTTCCGGCTCCACCAGTACCCTGCCGTTATGGAATACCTGCATGGATTCACGACCTGGCTTAACGACAACCAGCCCGAGTTCCGGTACCAGAACAGGTCGAAGTAATACCCGCACGTTACCTCCAGATGCGTTGCTGGAATGTGCGGGACGGACGCGGTGGGCGTTCGGAATAAGGGAGCCTGACAGAAATTATCCAGTGTCGGAAGTCAGGGCCGAGGTCTTTCTGAAAGTCGTACCCACGCCTGCGGTAGTTCTGAATCAGCCATTCGGCCTGTTCTTCAGTGCATGGGGCATGCTGGTACCAGTCAGATTTGAATGCATGAAAACGCCGCCCGCACCAGCTGGCAAGGGCAGTATCAGAATTGTGATGTTTGGTATCGTGCGCCATCGGTTTTCTCTGCTGGCGCAGCAGGTGCCAGTTGTTCAGGCTGGCCTGTAGATTGTAAACCAGAATACGTAAAACAAAAAACCCGCCGAAGCGGGTTATGCCTAGTGAATTTTGCCTCTAAGAGTTCGGTAAGATTGTAGTGAAACAACATCACCACTTCCTGGCAGTTCATGAACCGCAGGAAGATCATCTCCTACTAACTCATAAAAAATGTCCACTTCTATATCCATTTCATCAGCTATACGCTGTGGGTCGTATCCTAACTCTTCAAATAAAAACGATAAAGCCCGACGGAATAACTCAGGACGCTCATGAGGGATTAGATAATCTTCTTTTTCATCAATAGCTTCCCCTTTCCGTTTCAACCCCATAAATGCAGTTCTGTACTGCTCATCAGTCAAAAGTCCTAATTGATGAGCCCTGTAAACAATGGCAGCCTTACTTACTTTCCATGTCAACTTAAATTGGCTTAGTCCCTGCCAATTTATCCTCCCCCCCACAGGTCTTGGAAAATATTTCGCCATCGACGTTCTGGGAAGCAACAGAGCAGAGGCAAAACGGTTTGCCTGGGATTCAGTTAATCTATCCCCAGTAGAAATTCCTTCATGAAGAATCAAATGGGCAACCTCATGAGCAATATCAAAGCGTTGCCTACAAGGTGAATTTTTAGCTGTATTTCGAACAATAAAAGGCCTTCGTAGAGGAACAGACAGTGCATCTACTTCATCCGAAACGGAGTCAAATGAAGTAACAAACGCCCCAAGTTTCTCGGCAAGGCGAGTCATATTTTCAATTGGGCCAAAGCCTAAGCCCCACTCAATACGACATTTTTCTGCCGCTCGCTCGATATCTTCTTGTGTATGGACACGAAATTCAGGAAATCGAACAGGTGACAAATTAAGGTTATCTTCAAATACATCAATAAAACGACGATAAAACTCAGCCTTAGCGAGTGTTGATAGCTTCGTTGACATCCTTGTCGAGGCGCGTTTACGAAAATGTACAATCTCTTCATTAACAGGAGAATGTTCCTGCCCTTCGAAAAAGGCGGGCTTCACGCGCAAAACCTCGGCTAATTTATTTATAAGCTCTGGGGATGGAGTAGCTGAACCAGACTCCAGTCGCTGTACATACTGGCGTGTTTTTTCAACCTTCTCAGCAACCTGCTCCAGAGATAGCTCGTGATACAGACGAGCAAGTCTTAAATTAGTACCGTTAAACACATTTCACCCACTATTTGCTATTTTGTTTCTTTTCCTTCTCAGTCTTAGACGCACTGATAGGTTCTAGTTCGATAGGTACCGGTGCTGGAGGTACATCATCGACAGAGTTCAGCATAACAACACGGTCCGCACCATATGTCCAAGTTGACACGATCTCACCAAACACGTTATAGCCATTAAAAATGACTCTACCACCCTCGCCTTCAAATTCAGGCTTTTCAACCACAAAGCGATGCATAGTTGGAGTAGTCTCCTCTGACTCAAAGAGTCGATCAGCATCATTTCTTTTGAAAAAACCGCGTTTCTTGGGGTTATCTGCGTCATCAGTAAAGAAACGAATAGGGACATTCCCAATTGAAAACGTAAGATCCATGCCAGGATTAAGTAGTCTTAACCAGTCATATGTCTTTCGTACGCACATTTGTAGCAACGCCTGCCGCTGACGCCCAAATGTACAACCACCACGAGTGTAATTATCATCATAGGGCGATGACAATAACTCATGAGTAATATCCTGTATCCTGAGCAACTCCTCAGCTATAATGGTTAAACGCACCTCTGTTAACTCAGGAAAGAACTCCCAAGGGAATGGATGGTTCTGCATAGACACTTCTCCGCCTAATCCGTGCAAAAAACGACTTTTGTCAACCAAGATATTGGTGCATATTCATAATTTTGTCAACCAATAAAAAACCCGCCGAAGCGGGTTAAGTGCGGGTGCGTTGAGGATGCCTGACACATCAGAGGTGGCGAGGGATTTCTCCCTCGCCTGGTCTCTTACTCCTCAGGTTCGTAAGCTGTGAAGACAGCGACCTCCGTCTGGCCGGTTCGGATTCGTACCTCGCAGAGGTCTTTCCTCGTTATCAGTACCGCAACAATTTCGTATTCATGATTCATTTCATCTAAAACAGTTCATAAACCTAAATAAATTCAAAAAATCACAACACAAATAAATATAAATTATCTCATCCTGAAGAACGATAGGATTATTTAGAATTAATAACAATTAATGTAACAATAATTATCAATCCAGATTATTCAAATAAAATGTCATTTACCATATGGAGTTGTGAATGAACTTTAATTCATTTTTTATTTTGTTAACAGATAAATTCACGGATGTCCTAACTCTATTCACAGTCATTGCATCTCCTGGATTTAACAACTCTAATGGTTTAGACTTAGCACTTGACATTCTGCCACTACCCAGAAAATCATCAAGAATCACAATGTGATTATTAGGATCATCTGTTGTAAAATTACTAATATTTTGTCGAATTACCTCTCTTACAGCTTCGATGTACATTTTTGTCTGTTGATTTGGTTTATTCCTTGCTCCTGCCACTGTTGACCATCCGCAATGGGTAATAACCACCATCTGAATTTTTGGTGTATGGCCATCAGACGGCATTATCTTTCTAAATTCTGATGTTGGTTTAGTCAGAGTATCAATAAGTAATCTTAATGAATTAATCGATTGCTGATCTGTCCTCACTGGAACTATTAAAGCATCTGTTGCATGCCAAGATAAATGCGTCGCTCCAGAGAAAAAAGGTGATGTATCAATTAACGCTTTTGTAGTACCAGTTTCAACCATTTCTCTGGCTATTTCTTTCTTCAGAGAAAAAAGAATTGTATCAATAACAACCTGCTGAGTAGCCCCAGAAATTGTTCTGGCTTGAGCCAGAGCATTCGCCATTTGCGTAGGTAGAAGATAAAGTTGACTATCAGATTGAATAAAATAGTTATTCTTGCCCGCAAACCAAGCATTAGTTGATGATACTAGCTTTGCAGCACGCGTTGCAAATCCAAGCCCTGGAACAAAATAAGGCATTAAGAGGTCATTTGCAGTTGTGCTAGACGAAGATGCATAATTATTGTCAAAAAAATATGATAAATTTCCTTGCGGGCACGTATCCACGATTAATGCGTTATCCGCCAAATATGACAGATTAAAAGTTAAAGATGTCTTACCAATGCCTCCCCGTAAATTACATACTGTATATTTATCATATTTCGGCAAATTAAGACTTCTTACATTACCGTCAGCAACTTCGAATTGACGCTCTATCAGAGCATTAACATTTGATTCACTAGTCATATCGCCACCATTAGTTTTACACTTTTATTGATGATATGGAAAACTAACCTAGTTGTCAACAATGGATTAAAAAACAAACACACAAGCGTTTATCAAAAGCACCTTGATTGGTGATACTACCGTGTCTTTCAGCCAAACAGTTCAGTATGTAAAGCGAATCCAACATCAATTAAGAACGTTTTCAGCGCTCCCCCAGTTGTCTAGATGTCAAACTTCATGCGCTCTCCTGTCGAAATAAACGTACTGATTAATCATGCCCAAGGACATTTCGCGTTTTACAGCGATATCACGGCGGGGAACTCCACACTGATGAAGCTTCCGCACTAGCTCAATATCGCTTTGCGGATGTTTTTTTGATTGGTTATAACCCCCCCTCTTAACATCCTATTGATACCCAGTTCCTGCGCTTTCGCTCTGACAGCATAACTAGAACGATCAATCAACCCTCCTATGCTTTCGGCCGTCAACGCGTCTACACAATTGCCTAAGCGCCATGATTTCCCTCATGCACAACCTGTTCACCGAATGTCTCTCGAAAACCATTCTGGTAAAATGCCAGTACACGCTGCATAGCTTCGCTCTTCCGGCACTCGCGACAGATTATGTTCTGACGCCTGTCGTAGCGACGTATTTCTCCGTCAGGTAATGACCAGATAAGGTCCGGATCAACCGCAGATGGTTTCTTCAGCTTTGCCCTTGAGAGCTTTTTACGGGCATTTTGCCAGTCCTTACGCGCCTGTTCAGACGGGAATAACCCGTAACCAGAGTTGTATACATCGCCACTGGCAACCAGCTCTCTGGCCAGAACGCTCATCAGATATCTTGTTGCCCCAGTTTTAGTTTCCAGTTGTCGTAACGTCTCGCGCCCACTCTGGCGTACGAGTTCAACAACCTGCCCTTTAATTTTTTCCCGCTCTTCTTGTGTAAAAACTTTTGCCACAAGCCCTCCTGAAAATTACCTCATGACCAGAAATTAACACTTACCCCCTGAAGCCCGGCGGAATTTCGTTATCCGGTTCAGAAATATGATTCACACAACGCTGGTTGTTCGTGCCGCTTACCGGGAGCAACCAGGGGTTCTCAAAATTCCGGTCCGGTCCAAAAAACGTCGTCGCTCGCTGAACAAATTCCGTTCCCGTTTTCCCGGTAGCCGCCAAGTATCTTGCGTAACGCCTCACGCCATCCAGCATGGCCTCTGGTGGCACCCCCTCGCGTAATCTGGCCTTCCAGGCACTGAAAGCGGATTTCTTCGGGTTTGCCCCGGCACGCAACGGGTATTCCCGCCAGACCTGTTCGAACACATCAGGATAATCCACTCGTCCCACAGGCTGCCCGGTGTTTTCCGGGACTACCCGATCGGCTTCCCGCTGAATGGCGGAATCGGCTTCAGGCTGCTGAAGTTGGTGTGATTGCTCCTGCCTTGCGGTCATCACCTGCTGCACAGCGCCCGAATCGGCTTTCAGCGCATACGCTGAATCGGCTTCCGGTGTCGTGCCTGCGGGCTGGCCAGGAGTGACGGTCTGAACATCCCCTGCCTGGTTCGTGGCGTTTTTTACGCCATGGACCATAGTGTTTTGATCTTCTTGATCTGTATCTTTATCTGTATCTTTATCTGTCGTGACTCGTCGTGACATGTGCGTGACATTTCGTGACTCGCCGTGACAATCGCCATTTTGTTCCCGCTTTCTTTCCCTCTCTCGCTGCGCCCTCTTGCGCTCTGCCGGAGATTTTGCGGTTTGCGAAATATTGCCGTTGTCCTCTTTCAGCACCTGGCGTTTTTCCCATCCAGTGATTAAATCACCATCAAGTACCCGCCCCTGCATCGTCTGCAAAATTGAATCAATTACCTCTTCTGTCACGTCGAGCGCACTTGCCAAATCTTCTGTCGTGACATCAATGTGACCTCGCGTGACATTTCGTGACGCGCTCACCAGGAGGTGGATATACACTGCCATCACTGTTGCAATTGGCTGCCCTGACACCCTGGCAATTGTTCGCCACTTAGGGTCATTTGGCATGTCATGCCATAATCTGAGCCAGGCGTTAGCCATACTCACCTCTTTTGATACCGAATCTTTTTACTCACAAATTGCCGGAAGTGATCCGGTATGAATATTGCGAGTCAATGCACAGCCACAATATTTCCTGCAGGGCCACCACGATTCATCTGGTTGAAACCAGCGATCGCCACTGCGACAAAATCATCAGCGTCTCTCACCAGTCGTTCCCGCGTCTCCACTAGTTCCCGAAAATACGCTGAGCTATGACTGCGCATTCGGGCCACCAGCAGAGGTGGCATTGCTTTTTCGATAGCTGGTAACAACGCCTGAATTTTTTTAACCGCATCAGGGGTGTCTTTCTCCACCCAGCGGAAAATTTTCTGAGTATTGCGAGCCAGGGCTTCCGGATGGCTGTCGTCATACAGTTCCGGGAACGTCATTCCCAGCTCGAAATACGCTTTGGTAATTTTCGCAGCCGGTACTTTTTCGCCGTCCGGATGCGCCCAGGCATTCATCGCCATGCGGATGTGTTCATGCTTGATTTTCATGAATCAACTCCCATCAGCTTTTTCGTAGTAGTTTTATTCCTGCCAATAGTTAAAATTGCATCGGCAGAAAATAATCCGTTTGATGCAAGAGCGATTTTTTCAGCGTAATTTGTTTCGCCGGTATATTCTGTGCGAGGCAATTTTCCGTTATCCATCCATTTATAGATTGCTCTTTGGCTGACACCACAAACGTCGGCCACAACAGCAACGCGAACAGTTTTGATTACATCTTCAAGTGTTTTCTGGTTCATATCACCCTCACAATGTGAACTTTGAGTACATGCCATAACAGAACTGACAGTACATTCAAGAGCGAATATCATTGAACTTATGGTTCATGAAGATAAAGCGCGTAAAGAGTTCGCCAGTAGGCTTGCGCTAGCCTGTGAAAACGCTGGTTATGAACAACATGGAAGGCAGGCAGAAATTGCCCGTCGAATGAAATTAACACCAAAAGCGGTTAGCAAATGGTTTAATGGCGAAACAATTCCTCGCCGGGAGAAATTAAGGGAATTAGCAACACTAATAGGAACAACACCAACCTATCTTTTGGGAGAGGATACAGAAGAAAGTGGACAGGTACGTTTCTATCAGGAGTTAAATCCAAGACAAAAAATCATCATTGACCTTCTGGACGAGCTCCCTGACAGTGAGACAGATGAACTTTTAAAAACTCTTGAAGAGAAAAAACAGAAGTACAATGCAATTTACGAAGAGTTAGCACGAAAGAAAAAACAAAAAGCCTCTTAAACCAGCATAAATCCGGTAGCGCCTTCCTCCGGGTTTGTGCTTCACTTTATCCCATCTCATTTTTTTACACACAAAATGTACTAAAAGTACTTTACAACAATGAACGCAAAGTACATTATATGCCTACCACCCACCCCGCCCCACAGAATGCAGGGCAATACTTCGAGTTACCAAGCAGTGGTCAGGGGTTAAGTAGCCAGCCCGAGGCGTAAGAACATGACGGCAGGGTTCAACTTTAATAACTATGCAGCAGGTTTTTGTTCCGCTACCCCGGCGTTAAGGGGAAATGAGGTCAGCATGGATACTATCGATCTTGGCAACAGCGAATCTCTGGTATGTGGCGTGTTCCCCAACCAGGACGGTACGTTCACCGCGATGACGTATACCAAAAGCAAAACGTTTAAAACCGAAAATGGTGCCCGTCGCTGGCTGGAAAGAAACTCAGGTGAGTGATATGGATTTCGACACAATCATGGAAAAGGCTTACGAAGAATACTTCGAAGGCCTTGCCGAAGGCGAAGAAGCTCTCAGCTTCAGCGAATTTAAACGGGCGCTTTCCAGCTCGGCAAAATCTAACGGCTGATAAGCGAAACAGCACCGCGAGGAATCAGTATGCAGAAACGAGAACCCGTCATCATCGCGCCAGACTATACCGATGATGAGCTTTATGAGTGGATGCGCCAGAAAATTAAGGCCGCGCAGGACCTGAAATGGGCCAATGAAGCCAAGGCTAAGCAGGCTGAAAATCTGTCCGCTCTGGAGCAGGATATCACCAATTTGGAAAAAGCAGCGGCATTAAGCATTGCCAGAATGATTACATACCCACGTTAATAGCTAACCAACGAGGCTAATAATGGAATTTAAAGATTTACCAATGCAATTCCAGGAAATGGCAGCGAATATAGTTCGTTCCCAACTGGCGACTCTTGACCTGAGTACCGTAGAAAAAGAAACCATCGATACTATATCCGGTAACGTGCGTCGTGCCTTTATCGGTCTGTACGAAGAGAAGCAGCTCTCTGATAACCAGGATTTACATGAAAAATACCTCCTGGAATTAATGGATATCATTGATAAGGGGTTTGGCTTGTTAATGAAAAAGAAAGGGATTCGGATAGAACCCCTTAAGAACCATTTTACTGAGTGCGGCATTAATCCCAGCGATTTAAACCATCCCGCCACAGATGGGAGTGTTACAGTTAGCCATGAAATTTCGATTAATCATTAAAATCAATTGCACTTTCAATAAGTGATGCCATCTCATTGCATTTTGTTGAATTCATCTTACGCAATGAGTCACAAATTTCCGCTGGCTTTGATGACGCAGGCAACTTAGCAGCAAGTAGCATAATTGCCGTTTTTATAGCAGTGAGCTCATCCGCAAGTCCAGCAGGAGAAACATCGTGGTTAAACTGGATATTTACATTTTTACTAGTCATTTCACCCTCCTGAGGGTTGGTAATTAAGGAGTTCTCCACGGGTCAGGTGGAGTGCGTGCGCCGGACACGGGTGAGCATCCGGCACTGGCAGTTTACTGGAAGGATATATCCCTGAAAAGTCAGGACATAACGCGAAAGCGCACGGCGAAGTTATTCTGTCTGTACGGTGTCGTTAAATTTAATTCGACCGTGCGCTTCCGGTTGTGGCAATCCGCGAAATGGCGCGGCGGTAAGTATGGCGGGGTTATTCCTTCCCCGTTGAGGACACCGGGTTGTCAGGTTGACCATACGCTTAAGTGACAACCCCGCTGCAACGCCCTCTGTTATCAATTTTCTGGTGGCGTTTAGCGGTATCAGTTTTACTCCGTGACTGCTCTGCCGCCCTTTTTAAAGTGAATTTTGTGATGCGGTGAATGCGGCTAAGCGCACGCGGAACAGTTAAAACCAAAAACAGTGTTATGGGTGGGTTCTCTGTATCCGGCGTTAATTGTTAACTGGTTAACGTCACCTGGAGGCACTAGGCACCGCATCACAAAATTCATTGTTGAGGACGCGATAATGGAAACGTTATTACCAAACGTTAATACGTCTGAAGGTTGTTTTGAAATTGGTGTCACTATCAGTAACCCAGTATTTACTGAAGATGCCATTAACAAGAGAAAACAAGAACGGGAGCTATTAAATAAAATATGCATTGTTTCAATGCTGGCTCGTTTACGTCTGATGCCAAAAGAATGTGCACAATGAATTCAGCATTTGCGCTTGTTCTGACAGTTTATCTTGTTTCCGGAGAGTCAGTTGATATTGCAGTCAGTGTTCACAGGACAATGCAGGAATGTATGACTGCAGCAACCGAACAGAAAATTCCCGGTAACTGTTACCCGGTCGATAAAGTTATTCACCAGGATAATAACGAAATCCCGGCAGGTCTTTAAAACAGTTCCGTAATAAACATCCGCTTTCATTCTTGTCATGTGAGTCACCTCTGACTGAGAGTTTACTCACTTAGCCGCGTGTCCACTATTGCTGGGTAAGATCAGTCTTTATTTGCGCCGCCATTCCGGACGAACAGGCAATAAAGGAAGAAGGTGCCGTCACTGTAGCCACTGCCATTGAAGCCGGTGATGAACGTCGCGCCCGCGCAAAATTTCACTGGCAATTCCTGGAACATTATCCGGCTGCTCAGGACTGCGCTTATAAATTTCTTGTTTGCGAGGATAAACCCGGTATACCCCGCCCTGCCCTCGATTCCTGGGATGCTGAATATATGCAGGAAAACCGCTGGGATGAGGCGTCTGCTTCCTTTGTCCCGGTCGAGACTGAATCCGATCCGATGAACGTCACTTTTGACAACCTAGCCCCTGAAGTACAGAACGCTGTCATGGTTAAGTTCGACACATGTGAAAACATCACTGTTGATATGGTGATTAGCGCACAGGAATTGTTGCAGGAAGACATGGCAACATTCGACGGCCATATCGTTGAAGCGTTGATGAAAATGCCAGAAGTTAACGCTATGTATCCGGAGCTTAAGCTGCATGCCATCGGGTGGGTTAAGCATAAATGTAAGCCTGGAGCTAAATGGCCCGAAATTCAGGCAGAGATGCGCATCTGGAAAAAACGTCGCGAAGGTGAACGCAAGGAAACCGGAAAATACACGTCTGCTGTTGATCTCGCCCGCGCCAGAGTCAACCGACAGCACACTGAAAACTCAGCAGGAAAATATCAACCCGGTCATTGCTGCCATTCATCGCGAATACAAGCAGACATGGAAAACACTGGATGACGAACTGGCCTACGCTCTCTGGCCTGGTGATGTGGATGCCGGAAACATTGACGGCAGCATCCATCGCTGGGCAAAAAATGAAGTTATCGACAACGACCGCGAAGACTGGAAGCGTATCTCGGCATCAATGCGCAAACAGCCTGATGCCCTTCGCTACGACCGCCAGACTATTTTTGGCCTTGTCCGTGAACGTCCGATCGACATTCACAAAGACCCTGTGGCACTGAACAAATACATTACTGAATACCTGACTACAAAGGGCGTGTTTGAAGATGAAGGAACAAATCAGAGCGCAACTGATACTCTCTCGTCGCCAGTACCAGAAACTGATGCAGTGGAAACGGCAATTCCGGACAACGAAAAAACCGAATGCAAAGTGGAAGTCGAACCATCTGTAGAACGTGAGGGGCCGTTCTACTTCCTCTTCACCGACAAGGATGGCGAAAAATACGGTCGCGCAAACAAACTTTCTGGTCTGGATAAGGCGCTGGCTGCCGGGGCTACTGAAATCACGAAAGAAGAATATTTCGCCCGCAAAAACGGTACATACTCAGGTTTACAACAAAATACTGGTGCATCTGACACGACCGCACAACCAGAGCCGGTAAAAGTTACCGCTGACGAAGTAAACAAAATTATGCAGGCAGCCAATATCAGCCAGCCTGACGCCGATGAACTGCTTGCAGTATCACGTGGTGAATTTGTTGCAGGGATTAGCGATCCGAATGATCCGAAATGGGTGAAGGGGATTGAAACCCGCGATTCTGTGAACCAGAACCAGCAAGAAACGGAACAGAACGACCAGAAAGCGGAACAAAACAGCCCAAATGTGCAACGAAAAGAGCCAAAAACGAAACAATCCGAACCAGTAGCGCAACAGGAACCGGAAAAAGTCTGCACCGTCTGCGGTCAGAGCGGTGGCGGCAACTGCCCTGATTGTGGCGCGGTGATGGGCGACGCAACATACCAGGAAACATTCGATGACGAGAACCAAGTTGAAGTTCAGGAAGACGATTCGGAGGAAATGGAAGGCGCTGAACATCCACACAAGGAGAATGCTGGCAGCGCTCAGGACCACGCCAGCGATAATGAAACTGGCGAGGCGACAGATCTCTTAATTAAGGCGAACGGTCATCATAATCTCACATCCACCAGCAGAGCGGGGATTCATCTGATGATCGACCTTGAAACCATGGGAAAAAATCCCGATGCCCCGATTATCTCAATAGGCGCAATATTTTTCGATCCACAAACCGGAGATATGGGACCGGAATTTAGCAAGACCATCGATCTGGATACTGCTGGCGGAGTCATTGATCGTGACGTCATTAAATGGTGGCTGAAGCAATCACGTGAAGCGCAGTCTGCCATTATGACCGATGAAATCCCGTTAGATGATGCACTACTGCAATTGCGGGAATTTATCGACGAAAACTCCGGTGAATTTTTTGTTCAGGTCTGGGGAAATGGAGACAACTTCGACAACGTGATTTTACGCCGCTCATACGAACGACAGGGGATCCCCTGCCCGTGGCGCTACTGCAACGATCGCGATGTACGCACAATCGTTGAATTAGGAAAAGCCCTGGACTTCGATGCCAGAACGGCTATTCCATTCGAAGGTGAGCGCCATAATGCACTTGATGACGCTCGTTACCAGGCAAAATACATTTCAGCTATCTGGCAAAAACTGATCCCGAGTCAGGCTGATTTTTAATGTTCAACCGTCGCCAGTTGTCGTTGGTATTCTGCAACTGGCGCGTTCCGGAGTGATAGCCATGAGCGAACAATACCTGATAACGCTCGATGAGTGGAAACCAAAACGGTTCAGTCTCCCAATAACAAACACTACCCTGGTGAAATACGGAAAACTAGGATACATCGTTCCAAGACCACAAAAAATTCGTGGGCGTTGGCTGATAGATCGCCGAGCAGTATTTGTTGGGCCTGGTGAAACGGGAATTGCGCCGGAAATTCATACTGGCGATGATGATGCACTGAAGGAGATTTTAACTCATGTCACCGAGGCCACGAAAAAACAGCACTGACGTAGCCGGTCTTTACGAAAAGTTTGATCGCAGAACTGGCAGAGTTTACTACCAGTATAAAAATCCTGTGACTGGAAAATTTCACGGACTAGGAACAGACAAAGGTAAGGCAGAAAAAATCGCTTCCACAGCCAATCAGCGAATAGCTGCAGCAGAAGCTGAATATTTCATGCGTAAAATTGATGAAAGTCCGTCAGCAACAAAACGTCGGGGTATCAGATTAAAGGCATGGGTTGATCGATATCTGAAAATACAGGACACGCGACTGAAAAATGGAGATATTGCAGCTACAACTCACAAAGAAAAAGCTCGAATGGCTGCATACCTGGTTTCCCGTCTGGGAAACCACCCATTGAAAGAACTGGAAGTAAGAGACTTTGCATTAATACTGGATGAGTGGCTGGATAAAGACATGGTCAGCACAGCGAGAGTAAATCGCGGATTATGGGTTGATATTTATAAAGAAGCACAGCATGCAGGGGAAGTTCCTCCTGGATGGAATCCTCCGGAGGCTACCCGTAAACCGATCCCTAAAGTAACCAGAGCCAGGCTCACCATGGAAGACTGGCAAAAAATTTACAATGCAACGCCTGAAAAACACTTTATCCGTAACGCAATGCTTCTTGCGATTGTTACTGGTCAGCGCCGTGATGACATTTGCCACATGCGTTTTTCAGATGTGTGGAACGAACACTTGCATATCACCCAGGGAAAAACCGGAATGCGTCTGGCGTTACCGCTTACACTACGCTGTGATGCCATTGGGATAACGTTAAAAGAAGTTATTGATGGGTGCCGAGACAGAATATTAAGTCCATATCTAATCCATAGTCGGCACCAGAAACAACCGAAGCCGATGAGTAAAGACAACCTGAGCGACTACTTTGCCAAAGCACGGGATCTGGCTGGGATAATTCCACCAGCAGGAAAAACTCCGCCAACATTTCATGAACAACGCTCTCTATCAGAACGGCTGTACCGTGCACAGGGTATCGATACAAAAACATTACTAGGACATAAAGTCCAGGCAACCACCGATCGCTATAACGATACTCGAGGTCAGGAATGGGTTAAGTTGGTTATTTGA